TATACATATAGTACTATAATATTTTAATATTGAACATGGGCTTCCCATAAATAGGTACAATAGGCCCATACTAATGTTGGTTCTTTTTTTATTTTTTCTGTAAATGTTGGTTTGTCTAAATAAAATAATAATGCAGGTGGCAAAACAAATTCCAACAATTGGTTGGAAGTAACTACAGTTCTATCTTGTTCAAGTGTTTGTGTATCAGGAATATGGTTGGCTAAATCTTCTAACAAAGGTGGATAGGCATAATGGTAATATAGGGTCCAATTGGAACATCCGGTAGTGTAATATTGAATGTTCCATTCCAACATTTGCACGTAATTCCTACACAATTCTTCCACGTTTACGGATGGTAATAATTGTGTATAATAACGTGATTGCCATTCTGGTTTGGAGGGACAAATGATATACTCTTTTTCACGTTTTAACATGGGCATATTGTTTACCCGTTTTTCCAACGTAGTATTATCTATGTTACGATTATTTCTGGTTGAGTGTTCTTTTATTATTAACCCGTGTTCTTTTTTACTTAACGCCGATATAAAGTGTCGTACATTACCCCATTGTATACCTGACGACATCATTGGTTTATCCATCATACATTCTACATAGGTGTTCAGTAACGTATCCATACCAGTCGTTCTCAAATTCAACGCTGGAAAATGCGGCATAAAATCGTTGCCTAACAATAACGTCATAAAAATGTAATCGTGCAATCTATCTTTACCCATGATGTCGGTAATACAATTGGACAATTGGTTGATATCTAGTGTGTGCAATTCTTTTTCTTTATCTTTTTCTCTTACATTGAATGCAGGTGCTTCACGTAAAAGTGTAATACGTTGACACGTATACAAATGGTTTAACGAAAGAATAATCAAATCGGAATCTAATCCATAAATCATGGTATGTTGGTTTTGGTGTTTATCGGGATAATCTCGAATAAAGGAAAATAATTTGTGTTCTCCTTCACCAAATTCGCTGCTGGTGGACAAATGAAATTCTTCGTATTGAGAACGATAGGGTTCAAAGAATTCCACCAACTTTTGGTCTAATCTTTTCATAAATGCAGTACCAGGTGTAATTTGAACGGTATCCCATGGTTTTTTTTCGTTCAACCATTGGCTAGTCAACCATCCCTTGTACCTTCGTTCTCTCTGTTGTTTCATTTTGGCCATAGGTGGAACACCATCAAACGCAATGAATACGCGTGAAGGACGAAGATGTTGCAAATAAGAAAGGAGTTTCAAACATACACGGGAAATGATTTCTTCTTCAAATTCATGTTTAGACAGTGGTTCAGTAATAGAATACACTACATCATAAATAATAGAATTGCTGTCTAAATATAAATTGTCTACCTTTTCTGAAATATTCAACGATGACACTACTTGCTTGTGTCGTTTCATTAATTGAAAAAAATAACTTGGAATACCCATATACTTTAGTTACACTGTGTTACTTTAATTCTCTTTTATTAAATTACTATAATCGGTTACAAATGTTTTAAATTCATATTTGTACAAGGTAGTTTGGTTGTGTATAATTTCAATTAAATATCCATCGTATTCTAGTTCTATGAAATAAAAGGTAATCCAGCAATTATTCTTCAACCTACAATGAATTTCATTGGAAGATTCGTCTATGATAGTAGCCTCATAGACGTCTAGCATTGCATCGGTTAGCATATGTATATCTTTCAATAATTTGGTAGTGTACAAAAGAGTAGAGGAAAGTGAAACATGAATAGAAGGGTCAAATTGGTAAAGTTGGTTCAATTGGTAAAAAGATACAATTCCTACCGTATTACGTAACTGAACCTCGTCATGAAATTCCACGTATCTGTCTTGGAACGAAGTATGGACCGTTGCATCTAATTCAGTGTCTCCGTAGAACAACTTGGAATTTTTATATTCGAATAGAATGGTGTGAATACGAATGTACTCTGACCCATCTTCCGAGTACATGTTAGTGTTTGCAATGATGGTCTCCATTTTGTTATATTAAACAAAATAGAAATATTGTTTCAATTTATTTTCTTTCTGCACAATTTATAATTTTGTTCAGGTTTTGTATTTTTGATAGAAGTAATCATAAATTCATTATTGGATTGTATCAATTCAGGATAGACGGCACAAAGAGGTTTATTCACGACCATTAATACTTTATCCGTTCGCAAACTAGCTCTAAAATCTTGAATGGTCAATGTTCCACCAAATTTGGTCAACAAATAATGAGGGGGAGGTGCAGGAATAAAATTTTTAGTGTAATTGTAAACAGCTCCATACAAATAGTTGAGTAAATGATACCGTTCAAACAATGTAGAATCGTCTAATTGTTCTTTGAAAAGATAGGCACATGCACATTCGGGGCAACAAAAAGAACCATACACATGATAAGTATCGTTGATTTTACATTTAGGAATGTGTACAGGTGGTGTATCGTAATTATACGTACACCAAAAACAATCTGTTTTGGTAATATTCATGTCATTGGAATGTAATTTAATAGCTAAATTTTTAAGTTTTTGCGCAATAGGTATATTTTCATCTTCTAACAAAAATTCTTCGTGTCCGGTAGTTTGGATGTAAGGTTCAATTCCAACATGAATATTAGAAGACAATATATCTTGAAGAGAACATTTTAAATGTAAGATAATATTCTGAGAAATACATATAGGTTCTTCTATAGGTATTTTATTTTCTATGATTTTGCCACCTTTAGGTTTTCGTCCACGTTTTTTGATTTCTTTTTTCTCCTCCATGGTATTGGTTAATTTCAATTATCTAAATATATTTAATAATTGATTTTTTCACTGGTCGAGTTGTAAAACAAGTGTTTATCTTTCAAACTGACTGGTTTAGAAAATGAAACTGCGTTAGCAAACAATTCTGGATAAGGTTGTATAACATGTGTACTAGGTATGATAGGTTTTTTGTACATGGAACTTTTACTAGAAGGTATATAATCTTTTTCATAGCGTAATTTCGTTTCTACATCTACGTTGTCTGCAAATCCACTCCATGGAGCCGAGTTAGCCGGTAAATAATCTTCTTGGGTATTATATGGTTTTTGGTAGGTAATATTTACTTTGGATGGGCAAATGTTGTCTACAATAGGCATGGTTGTATATTTAGTAGGAACAGGTCTAGGTGAAAAATAAAAAGAAGGAGTCGTAGATGTTGAATTTCTTTCGGTTATTCGTTTATTTAATTGTTCAACACGTTCCATAATTAAGCAAATTATAAAATATAATGATAAATTATGAAATTCACGAGACGAAATATTAAAAAAAGAAATCGAAGAAAATCAAGAAAAGGTGGTGCGCCAAAAACAATGGAAAACAATTTTTCTAATTGCCAAAACTATTGGAGCACCCCAGAAAAATGTAAAAAACCATGGATGAATTTAGATACAAATGTCCGCCCGTTTGATATCATTGATTATCCTGGTGCAATTAATAAAATGACTGGTAAAAAACCAACATGGTTACCTGAAACATCTACAACAGGATTAAAAAGAAATATTCGTTTTAAAGATGACATGAAAGCTATAGAGGAAATGATAAAATTAAATGGACCAATGACTCCGTATGCTGAAGTTCCTAAAGGAATGTATTAAACATTTAAATTTTCCAAATCATGTAACCTCCAATATTCCATTTTACCACCTGGCAAAGGCCGTCGAATAATAAATGGTAATTTTTTGGCTTCCAACTCCATACGGGCAATCACATAACTATCTATAATGGATTCGTTTACAGATATAAATAAAGGTGCGCCATTTTCAATTTGTGTGGCTCGAAGTCCCAAAATACGTGTATATTCAAATTTAGTTAAAATAGGAACGGTTGTATGGATAGGGTCAACAATAAGTCCATCTTTATTTCGTTTTACCGTACACAATTCTTTTACTTCATCGTAATTAATTGGTTTCTCCCGTGGGTGCAACATATTAATCATATTATGGTCTAAATTGGTTGTAAATTTTTTAAAGTTTTCTTCATAATAGTGTTCACAGGGTTTGTCGATTTTAGTAGGTGCAACTTCATCGGATTCTTCTTCCTCTTCTATTTCATCATCACTGTTCATTTCATTTTCTTCATCTTCTTCAATTTCATCTTCGCTGGTCGCAGGAGACTCTATAATATCATCTATATCTTCGTCGTCACTCATTGTATAATAGGTACTGTTATTATTTTTTTATATCAATTTTTATACCGGATTCCCAAACGGTATCACATTTTGGACAAATGTAAATGTATTTAAGTTGAACATTATCATATCGTACATAAATAATTTCACGGTCTTCTCGGTCTTCATGATTTACACAATTGTCATTCGGACATTTTAAGAAGTTGATTCGAGGTAAAGTAGGGTCTAATTTAGTATATTGATTGACACTATTCTGAACATTTTGTCGTTGTTGATTGCAAAAGATGTTGGAAATGGTACAATCTTCTTGAATGTCTTCAATCGTTCCACATTTTTTGCAAGTATATTGAACTGTTTCATCTTCGATTGTCAAATAAAATAAATTTTCACAAGTAGGGCAAAATTTCATAGTAGTATCCATTCTATGTATGGATACTATTTAAATAATTAAATCAATTTTCCTAAATTAATTGGTTTGTAAATAATTGTGCAATAATAATTCCGAGTTTTTATTTTCAACATCCCCTGTAGTATAAGATTCTTCATATATTTTGCGTAATATGTCATCTGGGGCTGAAGACCCTATTTTATACAGACCTCGTTTTAATAAATATTCGCGAATGGTTTCCATGGAATGGGTTTGCAGCGTTTTTATTTCTTTTTCTATTTTTACTTGTGTGTTTATATTTTTGATTAAAACACGTACGGTTCTACGTTGATTGGATTTACCAAAAGAAGTAAATTTTTTAACCGATTTGGTAGTTGTTTGAGTTTGCGGTACAGACTTCCATTGTTTGAAAGTAGGTTTTTTACCTTTTTTTAAACAACCGTAAGGTACATCTTGTTTGATTTCTGTTTTGACTAGAACATCTCCTTCCATGTGTTGTTCTACCGTTGGTGTTTCTTTTTCTTCTACTATTTCTTTATTGGGCTCTTTGATTGATTCTATATCTTGAATTGCATTCATGATAGGGTCGTCGGTATTTTTGCTTTGAATGGTTTCTAACAAAGCTTTCTTAATTTCTGTACCCGTCAACGTCTTTTTTTTCAACGTTTTAGGTTTTGACATTTTGAATAAATCAGGATTGATTTTAATTTCTTTATTCATATCGTAGTAAAAGAAATTCATTGCAAAGATTGTTCGCACATGGAATAAAACAATCGATACATGTAATAAGTTACCAACGGACCTGTAGAACTTAATATAACTACTCTTAATTTACTTTTGGAATAAAAAATACCAGTAACGATAGTCAATACAAATAATACAAGTGAAATAACAGCCATGATGTAAAAAAAGAAACAATTTTCTCTCGACAATACACTAAACACACCCATAGTCTATTATAATATTAAAAATTGATGTAAAATAATAATTCTATCTATAGTATATACCATGCAATTGAAATTGCTAGATTTCCAAACAAGCACACGTGATGACGCCTTTATTATCCATATGTTTGGATTGAATGAAGAAGGAAAAACGTTTTCGATTGAAATACCTGATTTCAAACCATCCTTTTACTGTAGAGTACCAGATTGGTACACAAAAATACACAAGACCGACTTTTTAAATCATGTAAAATCAACCATTGGACCTTATATGGCAGATGGAATCGTAGATTGTGCATTGGTGAATCGTAAAAAAATGGATGGGTTTGACGGTCAACGCGAACATAAATTCATATGTTTTAAATTCAAAGGACTACCTTGTTTTCACCGTGTCAAAAATTTATGGTACCATGAAATTACTTCCTCAACTCCTTCTAAATTCAATAAAAAACAAGGTTTTGCATGGGTATTAAAAAAAGAAGGATACAAATTCAAAAATCATTACATTCAACTGTACGAATCGTTCATACCTCCTTTACTACGCTATTTTCATATTAAAAATTTGAGCCCATCGGGTTGGGTCCAATTGAACCACTATACCGAAACGGAAGAACCCGTAACTACATGTGATTATGAATTTATTGTATCGGCCAAAGACATTGACCCCTTGCCGAACAAAGAAACGATTGTACCTTATAAAATATGTAGTTTTGATATTGAAGCCAGTAGTAGTCACGGAGATTTTCCACTTCCGATTAAAGATTACAAAAAGTTGGCGCAAAATATAGTAGAACAATGTCAACATTCAGATACTACCCATATAAAAGATTTACTATTTAACTGCATACAATCTGCATTCGGATTTTCCCAAATGGAATATATTGACATCGTTTACCCTAAAAAAAAAGTTACCGAAGCGCAAGTTACTACTCTATTTGAACGTTGGATTCAACAACCGTTGAAAAACTATGTTCCAACCGAATCGGTAGAGTTGCACGCTATTGTACAAGAAGATTCGGATGATGAAAATTCTCACAGTGGACCAATCAGTGAATACAATCAAGAGTCTACCGTATTGGACATGATGCGTGATGACGAATTTGATAAAGATTCTAAAATCAATGAATTACAGAAAAGTTTGAATAATATGTTTCCATCCTTAGAAGGTGACAAAGTAACATTTATTGGGTCTACCTTTGTCAACTATGGGGTCAACAAACCTTACCTTAACCATTGCATTGTTCTTGGTGGGTGTTCCCCTATTGAAAATACAGAAATTGAATGTTACGATACGGAAGAAGAAGTATTGCTTGCTTGGAAAGATTTGATTCAACGCGAAAATCCTGATATTTTGATTGGGTATAATACATTTGGTTTCGATTGCAAATTCATGTTTCATCGTGCGGTAGAAAACAATTGTATCGATGAATTTTTGCAATTGTCCCGTACCCAAAACCTTGCTGGGAAATATGAAAATGGACAATGGAATATTGAAGAATCTACCATCTTTTTAGCTAGCGGCGAATATAATTTAAGTTATTTCAAAATGCAAGGACGGTTGCAAATTGATTTGTACACCATGTTTCGTCGCGATTATCAATTGGAATCTTACAAATTAGATAACGTTTCTGCTTACTTTATTGGTGATAAAGTAACTAAAATAGAACACCAAGAAGATACGAATGAATCGTACGTGTTCAGTAAAAACTTGCAAGGGTTGGAACCCATGAATTACGTGGTGTTTGAAGAAGTGTCCCATTCGAGTGATTACTATAAAAATGGTAAAAAGTTTCAAGCTATTCGTGTCTACAAAGATTATTTTGTAGTAGAAGGAATTATCAATCCAAATTTGAAAAAACAAGTGAGATGGTGTTTGGCCAAGGATGACGTAGACCATCATGAAATCTTTCGATTGGCCAAAGGGTCGGACGATGACCGTGCTATCATTGCACGCTACTGTATTCAGGATTGCAACCTAGTGCATCATTTATTCCAAAAAATAGATTTGTTGACTGAATTAGTAGAAATGGCGAACATTTGCAGTGTTCCTATCGAATTTATTGTAATGCGCGGTCAAGGTATTAAATTGGCCAGTTTAGTATCTAAACAGTGCCGAGAACAAGGTATTTTAATGCCGGTAGTACAAAAATCCGATAACGAAGAAGGATATGAAGGTGCCATTGTGCTTCCCCCTAAATGTGGATTCTATTTTGAAACGCCTGTTATTGTAACCGATTTCAATTCACTGTATCCATCGGTGATTTGTGCGGATAACATGTCTCATGATAGTTTGGTCAGTGTAAAAGTATATGATTTGGAACATAATTTGATAGAAGAATATGGTATGAAACAAAATGGAGTTTACATTTATGATAATTTACCGGAGTATACCTATGTAGACATACAATCGGATACGTTCAGATATGTTCGCAAGACTCCTAAAGCAGCCGCTGTCAAACAAGTATCCGGGTATCAAGTCTGTCGGTTTGCACAATTTCCAAACGACAAAAAAGCCATTATACCTTCGGTGCTTGAAAAACTGTTGAAAGCACGTAAAGATACTCGTAAAATGATAGAAACAGAACCAGACCCGTTCATGAAAAAAATCTTGAACAAACGTCAAAATGCTTTCAAAGTTGCTGCCAATTCCGTCTATGGTCAGTGTGGTGCATCTACCAGTATGTTTTACAATAAATATGTAGCATCCTCTTGTACTGCTGGTGGGAGAAACATGTTGCTGTTTGCTAAAGCAGTGGTTGAAAATGTGTACAACAACCGTGATTGTGAAACTATTTATGGTAAGGTAAATGCAACTTCGGAATATATTTACGGAGATACAGATTCGGTATTCTTCCGATTCAAGTTGATACAAGATGGTAAAGAATTGTTGGGTAAAGATGCACTTGGAATATCTATGGAATTGGGAAAAGAAGCAGGTGATTTAGTAACAGCTATGTTGAAACCTCCCCACAAACTAGCGTTTGAAAAAGCCATTTTACCGTTTGCACTCTTTTCCAAGAAACGATATATTGGTGATTATTATGAAGATGATACTGAACATTGTTACCGAAAAAGCATGGGGATTGTGTTGAAACGACGTGACAATTCACCCTTTTTAAAAGATGGATATGGTGGAGTCATTGACATTTTAATGAAAGACCAAGATGTCAGTAAAGCGGTAGCCTTTGTGAAAACGACCATGTCCAAATTGGTAGAGGGTCAAATATCGTTGGAAAAATTGTGTATTACCAAATCGTTGCGGTCCGGTTACAAAAACCCACAATCAATTGCTCATAAAGTGTTGGCCGACCGTATTGGTAAGAGGGACCCGGGTAACAAACCAAAACCAGGAGACCGTGTAAAATTTGCATTTATTGAAGTAGCTAAAGAAAAAGGAGTAAAACAGTTGCAAGGTAATAAAGTAGAAACACCGGAATTTATTCGAGAACAAAAGTGTAAGATTGATTACAAGCATTACATTACGAATCAATTGATGAAACCTTTACAACAAGTGTTTGGTCTAGTGTTAGAACAGTTGCCGGGTTTTGATAAACAAAAGTATGAATCTGACTTGGACAAATTTCGAGAGTTGGACGAGGATGCATTTGAAAAGAAAGTAACACTGGTACGCAACAAGGAAATCAAGAGATTAATATTTGACGAATTTATTTAATGGATTCTTTATAAATATACTTGTAATGAAACCTAAAATAGGGTTCGTTGTGTAAATTATAAGATATTATTTTTTTATTTTCATAGAACAAATCATAGTTTGATAAACAGTTGGAAACTTGCAGTATGCCATCCTTAACCGATAGTAAACCATTATCATATAAGGTATGACAATATCTACACATAAATTCAACTATATGGTTATCCTTTAATTCAATATGGTTTAATATACATCGTGGTTTTAAATGCGCTGTTTCTAATAAACATAATGGCAAATGTTTATCACATAGGATACACAGATGTTGTTTATTAGAAATTAAATATTTTCTTAGTTGTTGTTGTTCTTGACGAATTTCTTTCAATGTATATTTTATATGTTTTGTATATTTTTTAAAAAAACTAAAAATAATTTTTGAATAATAATATTTATTATCATTTAGTATGACATTTCCTTCTTTTGATAATTTATATAGGTTATCAAAAATAATAATATTATGTTTTATTAAAATAGCCAAATGTTGTTTTATATCTGATATCATAACTAAATTATAACGAAGTTTTATATAATTATATATATCATCTAATGTATTTTCATGTTTTATTATAAAAGAATTAATAATACCATCTTTCATAATAAAATAAATAACATATTTTTAAGTATTATAATGAAACCATAATATTGTACCCTCGTTTACCAGGGTTATTGTATTTATCTACTCCTTTACTTATTTCTTCTTTGTAATCAAATTTTTCAAATTCTTCTTTGAATAGTTTTTGTGTTTTTAAACTTTTTTTATTATTTATTTTACACCATATTTCATATAAATTATATATATCTTTTATTCCAAATCTTAAATTTAATTTATCCGTTTTCCTACAACATTGTTTGGTAAATAATTCTACATCAGGATTAACAATTATTTCAGTTACAATTGGATGTATAACAGGTACAATATATAAAGGTGATACAATGTTCAATAAAGTAATTTCGGGTTTACTTTCATGATACAAATACAACCATCCATACGGAGTTTTCCAATAATATTGGGGTGGTAATTCTTCTTTAAATTCTTCTTTGAGAACGGAATAGAATACTTTATTTTCTTCTATTGTGTATGGAATTTTTTTAATATAATTCGTACTTTGTTTTGGCAATTCCTTTTCTTTATTGTGAAATGATATGCATACATATATATCATCATTATCGTAACAAATATTTACTCGTCTGGAACCGTCGCGTCCTTTTCTAGTATCTTCATTAGATAATTCGCCAAACCGAATAATGTCATTTGACATCTCATTTTTTTGAATTTTACAAGTTGAACCTCTTGTACTTTCCCCATAAAAACCAAGCTCTTCAAATGATTTACTTCTTGTTTCAAACCATTTGGTTGTTATATGATTTAATTTTATCTTGTATTCAGATGAAACTGCATCAACAATTTTATTAATTTCTTCAAATGTAACAGTTGTTATTTTAGTAAAGGATTGTTGTATAGTGTATATTCCATAGGTATCAATAAATTCAGTTAAATTCATTTCTTTTATTTCATTAATACAACTATATTCAGGTAGTTGTTTTTCTTTGCACCAGTTTTTTATTTCGTCTTCATCCATATCATTAATATGAATTAAAGCATATCCATTCATTTTTTTATCAAACGGTTTTGTAGGTGACATATTTTTTCGTTTCTTTGATACATCAATATATTTCATGTATTTTGCAAATTTCAAATTTCCATTATCTATGATTTCGTTTTCTAACATATCTTTAATATCTTCCCAACTAGTGCAGTCCATGATACGTTTTTCAATTAATTTTATAAATTTTATATAAAAATTTTGTATTACATCTTGTAATTCTAATGTAGTCCATACTGTAAGTTTCATAACTCCAGTTCTAAGTTCATTATCATTGAATACACCCTGTAAACGTAAACCTTGAGCTATATTCGTGCAATTTAATGATGCATGAGAAACATAATATTGGTCGGTTAAATGGAATGAATAATCACCATAATCATCACTTGTAAAAGAGTATCCCCGTTCACTATATTTTCCTGTTATGGTTATACATGTTTTGTTATGAATAGGTACATCACTTTTTTCAAATAAAATTCGTAATAATTTATAGATACATTTTATATTGAAAATTTCTGTTTCTATATTAAAATAACAATAACCATTAGGAAGTTGTTCTGATTTTTCAGTATCGTTACTTGACCCATGTACACCTCCTTGTTGAGATAATGTGCATGAATATTTTTTTGCCAAATATTTAATTTCTTTTTCATATTTTTTTGATAAATATAATCGTAAACATGATTCGTGATAAACAATCACAAATAAGTATGGAAAATCTTTAATTATTTTATGGACTAAAATAAAGTGGTTAGCTCTTCTCTTTTCTTCACTAATTAGTAATGAATTATATTTTGTTGTATTACGTTTAACTATTTCTTCTATCATTTTTTTAATGTTAATAGTATAAT